AAGCCAATGAACAGCTATTTCTGGACAACGAGAAATGCTGATGAATTACGGAAAGACGCTGATGCATTAGATACTTGTCAGCGAGCAATTATGCAAATATATATGACCAAGGCAAAGATTGAAGAAAAAGAACTTGAACAAAAAGTAAATGAAGAAACATGGATGACAGGACAAGAGATTGCGGATGTCTTTGATGTAAAAATCGAAGAAACCAATCAAGCAGCAGCTTATGCCGGAAGTTCCATGTTTTTTTCATATAGAAATTTACCAGAATCTGTTGCGATATCGCAACAGAAAGAGACTTGTGAAAACATGACCAGGGACGAGATCACTAAAATGATTTCGGATGGAGTTCGGGAAGGAATAAAGCTTGAACGTGAAAAAAATGATTTGTTACGCAGCTTAGACCAATATGGAGAAAGGAAGTTACATGGATAAAAGAAAGATTGCAGCAAAAATCAATGTGAAGAAAGAGGAAATCAAAGCATTTATCGCGGAAGATAATATGGAGGAAGCGAGAAAAGCCAAAGAGCAGCTGAATAGTCTTCAGGAAAAGTACGATCTGCTTGATGAACTGGAAGAAGAAGAATTACTTGATGTGGGAAATAAGGCGAAAAGCGCACAAGCAAAGCCGGTTGATAAAAAGCAGGGGAACATTGCAAAGGCCTTTGTAAATGCCATTCGTGCAGGATTCAAAAAGGAGCCAGTTTCAAAAGATGATTTTGAAATTCTTAATGCAGGAATGAAAGAAGGAACAGCTGAGGACGGCGGATTAACCGTGCCGGAGGATATATCTACGACAATCAGAGAAATGCGGCGCACAGAAGATGCACTTGAAACGCTGGTAAACGTAGAAAAAGTCACAAAGGTAAAAGGGTCCAGAGTATATGAAGTGAATGCAGATACGGTACCTTTTGACACAGTAGAAGAGGGAGGAGAGTTCCCGGAAGCAGATACACCAAAATTAAAGAAAGTACAATATGCTATTCGAAAGTTTGGAGGCATCTTAAAAGCTACATACGAACTGCTTCAGGATTCTACGGAAAATATTCTTGCATTCTTGAAAAAATGGATTGCGAAAAAGACAAAAGCAACAAGAAATGCACTAATTCTTAAAAAATTAAAAGAGATCACAGATGGCAAAGAAGTAGAGATTGTTGACATAGACGGCCTAAAAGATATTTTCAACGTAACGCTTGATCCGGCTATTGCAGCAGGGGCAAAGGTGATCACTAATCAGTCCGGCTTTAATTGGTTGGATAAATTAAAGGACAGCGATGGGAATTATATTCTTCAGAAAGATCCAACCCAGGCAACAAAAAAATTATTATTTGGAGAATATCCGGTTGTGAAACTTTCAAACAAGACATTGAAAACACCGGAGAACGGTCAAATCCCGATGTTCTGCGGAAGGCTTGAAGAAGCTATAACTCTGTTTGACAGGGAAATGATGACTATTGATATATCTACGGTGGCAGCAGATCTATGGGGAAAAGATCAAACCGGATTAAAAGTAAGGGAACGCCTTGATTGTCAGGCGATTGATGAAGAAGCGATTGTCAAGGCGGTTATTCCGACGGAACCAAAAAAATATACAAACGAAGAACTGGCCGCAATGACGATTGATCAGATCAAGGCTATTGCACAGGAGCGCGGGTATAACATCACGAAAACAGTAAAAGAAGAGATTATCACGGAATTTATAGCACAGCAGGGGTAACAACCCATGACACAGGAAGAAAGAGAAAAACTAAAAGAAGAAGCCAGACAGTTTGCAAAGGTTGAAGACGATGACATCGCCTTCAACCTTGCTTTTGACGCTGCACTGGAAACAGTAGAAGGGGCTATAGGGACATTTCATAAGGAGAAGGCTAGGGAACGCCTTCTCCTTTGCATGGTCACTCAAAATTTCTATGACAATCGAAGCATTTTATCTAAAAAGACAAAAGAAGGACTCTCGTACATTGTTCGTACCATTATGCTGCAACTTCAGTTAGAAGCGGAGGATGAGGATGGAAATTGATATTGGAGAACTCAATAAAAAAATCGAAATCATTGGTTTCGATTTCGGAGAAGATGAAATAGGTCAAGATATTCGTGAAGAGATGCCTCGTAAAAAAATGTGGGCAAAAGTTGAACAGACTGAGTCAAAAGAGACAGTCAAAAATCTAAAAAATGAAGCACAGGAAGAAAAAGAGTTTACCATTCGATATCGGAAGGGAATCAAAAAAACGATGAAAATCCGATATAGAGAAAAAAACTATGATATTACATCTATAAAAAATGTGGATGAAAATGATCAATTTCTAATTCTAAAAGCAACAGTTATAGAGGAGGAGTCAGATGTGGATCAAAGCATTAAAGACCTTTATCGGGAATTATAGCATGAAAAAGGGAGAAATAAGAAATTGTGAAGACGAAGAACGGGCAAATGATCTGATCAAAGTCGGCCTTGCAAAGCGGATCGAAGGTGAAAGTGATGAAAAACGAATTTGATTTTGACTTCGACAGTTTCGAAGAACTGAGAAGTGGTTTTGATCAGATAGCCAAGAAATTTCCGGATTATGCAGAAAACAGCTTGAGAAAAGAAGGAGAAGAGTTTAAAAAAGCGGTGAGAAAAGAAGCTCTTCAGGCAACGGATAAGCATTCCGGAAATTTAACAAAAGGTTTCAAGCTTAGTCCAGTGCGAAATGTAGGAGGAATTATTCAGCAAGATTTTGTGGCAGAGGGGCAGAAAAATCCACATTGGCACCTGATAGAAAAAGGACATGAAATCGTAACTCCGTTTACACGAAAAGGGAAAAAACTAAAAAACGGCGGGAAAACCGTAGGTTTTGTGCCTGG